TCATCATAGGCGAAATTAAATCAGTCTTCAAGAACCGATCGTTAGGAATGGCGGCGCTTTTCAGCCACTCGCGCATCTTGCCCCACATCTCCGCCCGCTTGTTTCCATACATCACCGGCTGACTGGACTTGTTACCAAAGTTTACACCTTTGATCTTGTACCGTTGCTCTTTGAGCCTGTCCACGATGCCCGCGCCCAGCCCACCTTCGTCAATCACGACCAACGTCGGCTTGTACTCTTCAATTGCTTCGATCACATGCCCCACCACCGTCATGGTGTCGTCGCCCCTGTGGCGCATGATCTTCACAATGTCCCGACCCTGCCGCACCGCGATGACCGTTGCATCCGCGCCGAACCGCGCGGGGTCTACGCCGATGATGATCGGCGCGCTGGCGTCTTGATACTTAGGCCGTTTCATGGCGTCGTCCACCAGGTCGGCTCCAATGAACTGATCATCGCCCGCGTTGGGGAACATGCCGTACACCTCGACGTGCGCTTGGGCTGAGTCCGGCCCATATTCGTCGATGATGCGCTGATACACCGCCTTGTCGGTGCCCTCGACCGTGCGGGCGTCCACGACGCGGGTTTTCCAGAAGTCGCGCTTGCTGTTAAACGTTTCGTAGAAGTACCCAGTGTTGCGCCGTGGGTTGGAAAACGCCATCCAGAAGCGATTTGGCGTGTTTTCTGTGAAAAAACCAGCAGTTACCGCCCAAATTGAGTCGTCAATACCTGACGCTTCGTCAAAAATCACCAAAACACCGTCGAAGTTGTGTACGCCAGCGTACGCGTCGGGGTTTTCCGCCGACCACAGCCGCCCTTCGACGCCCCAGTAGCGTGTGCCCTTCTTCAAATCCCGCTCGACCAGCTCAGTCAGCCACTTGGCTGGCATTACACGCGTTGCGCTTACCTCAAACCAATGCGAGTTAATCGACATCGCCAGCCATTTTGTGATCTCGGCCCATGTGATTGAGCGCAGTTGCGACTCACTGTTGGCCGACACGATGGTCGTCGAGCCAATCCTGGTGGACTCCATCCAAATGACCAGCCAGCTGACCAGCGCCGACTTGCCAATACCACGGCCAGACGAGATCGACTCTTGCAGCACGTCGAAATCCACCTTGCCTTGGTTGAGCTTGATGTGCTCAGCGATGTCCAACAACACTTCGCGCTGCCATTTGCGCGGGCCAGAGAAGTTCTCCAGCGGTGTACCTTTGACGCCCCAAGGAAACGCAAACATTACAAACGCCAGCGGGTTGTCCTTAATGGCCGGACTCCACAGCCGCGCCATCAGTTCCTGTTCGTCTTCAGCGCTGTAGATGGTGCTCTGCATTTATTGTTTGCTCTAGTTTAGGACTTGGCTCGTTGGCCAACACGTCAATGACGCGGGACTCGGCGGTTTTGAGCGCGCCGATGATTGAGATGCGCTGGTCAACGTCAATGCTGATGGACTGCTTGGCCACCCAGCCGTGTGAGTGTTGGAGGATGGCCAGCGCCGCCTTGGCGTCGCCTTCTTTGGCTGCCTTGTGCAGGCACACCGACATCTCCAGCTCGCCGTCGGCTTTGCCCTTGAGCGCGGCCATGTCCGCCATCGGATCGAGTTCGCACAGTTGCCGGTACTCGGTGGGCAGCATGCCAGAAGCTAGGGCCAATGCGTCGCCCTTGAGGCCGAGCTTGGCGGCTTCGTAGATTCGGTTTAACCGCGCTTCGGTTGCGACAACCTTGCGTGGCTCAAATGGAAGACTTTGAAACATGGCGCAAGTGTAGGTCATGTTGGCTATTTTTAAAAAATAAAAAATTGTTTGCAATCCCTCCGTCACCGTTCGGCCCTGGCCGTCGGCCCTACCCCCTCCCCCTCGGCCGAATCGGCCACCGGCCCCAAGCTTACGGCCAGCTTACAGTGTGGGCAATGTAGGCAATGGCTTGGAATAATTATCAAAATGCTATGCAACATGGTGGCGCGCGGCCACGTGGCCATGGCCTGGACATTTATCAAAACAATAATGTAGGCAATGTGGGCAATGTTGCCATGCGGTTTCAGTCGCTGGCCAAACGGCGTTGCTCATCCTACTGTATAGCTATATAGTATTACATTTTATAAAATCCTTACGTATAACAGAAAACCATGACAATATGACCTACAAACACCCCACAATTGAATAGTGACGGGGCTTTCCCGTGGGCAATTTAGCACCGGTTTACAGTGCCCACACGTTGACAATATCGCCCACACCATATAAGGGTTTATCCCTAGAAAATAATTGTTGACAATTGCAAGGAAAAACCTTACATTGTGGGTGTGGGCAATAAATGACCCACACAATCCAATCAACTAACCAAGGAAAGTAATGTCAACACTCAACAAAGCCCAGCGCCGCGAAGTGGCCACAATCGAAAAGATGCAACACTTCGGCGCAAATTATGTCGCCCGCGCATTGTCTATGCTTCACCGCGCAGCGCTTAAGAATAGCCAAAAAACCGAAATAATGGCGCTCGCCGTGCAATATGGCGTCACCGATAACCCAGAATTCATCGTTTAAAACCCGCGCGGCCAGCTCGGCCGCGCTCAGTCAACTACAGGAAAGTCACAAAATGAAACAACCAATCAACTTATCAACGGGGCGCATTGTGTTTCACCGCCCAGCGCAAAACGGCGCGACAGAAGCATATCTATTGAACGGCGAATGTATGACTAACGCAGAATGGGCGGAATATTGCCAGTTAATCGCGCCGCCGCCCGTAGCCCCTAAAAAAACATGGGTGCAAATTAAGGGGGCCGCACAATGAATGTCCATTTAACACTCAAAAGCGCGAACGTTAAAACCGGCCCCATTCCCGTATCAACCACCGAGCGCGCCAGCTGCCCGCTTAATTGCGCCGTGCGCGACGCATGCTACGCCGCCAGCGGGCCGCTGGCCTTGCACTGGGCCGCCGTGTCGAACGGCACACGCGGCACTGACTGGGCGACGTTCACCCAGGCGGTGGCCGCCATGCCGGCCGGCCAGCTGTGGCGCCACAATCAAGCGGGCGATCTGCCCGTGGCCGGTGGCACTGTCGACGCTGTGAAGCTGGGCCAATTGGTGGCCGCGAATGCTGGCCGCCGTGGTTTCACTTATTCACACCACCGCGACGCCGCCAGCATTGCATGGATTCGCCACGCTAACGCATGGGGTTTTACGGTCAATTTGTCCGCGAATGACCTAAACGACGCGGATTATTTGGCCAGCCAAAATGCGGGCCCCGTGGTGGTGGTTTTACCTAGTACCACCACGCAAAACACCACCACGCCCGCAGGCCGCGCCGTGGTCATTTGTCCGGCCACCCAGCGCGATGATGTGAGCTGCGCGACGTGTCAGCTCTGCCAGCGCCAGCGCGCGGCCATTGTGGGGTTTCCCGCCCACGGCACCAAAAAACGGGTAATTGATATCAAGCTGGCCACGGTTTAAGGGGAAAACCATGCAAAACAATATCTTTCCAAAATTCGACACGCACGCCGCCGTTGATTGTTTTCACTGCGCCGCGCCGATCGGCCACGAAAAACCCTTGTTTTATGGTTTCCCGCGTGGCGCATATGGCATGTGGTGTGAAGCTTGCAAATTGCGCACCTATTACGACACCACCGATCAGTCGATTAAATTCGACAAAAAAGGCGATCCGCTGCCCGCGACGTGTGAATGCGGGTGCACCACGCCGCGCGATCAGTGGGACAGTAGCGACGGGTGGCCACGCTGCCCACAATGCCAATATATTTAATGCGTGACTGCATGGCCATGTGGTGGCCATGCGGGCGCGTATTGCGTCGATTAACTAAACGAAGGGAAAACCATGCAAAAACGAATGCTTGCAAAATACCACGGCCGCGACGCGCGCACCGGCGCGTCAATCCGCCCACGCGACGAGATAATTTATGACACAGTCACGCGCAAAGCCTGGCACACCGACGAGGATTTTGACTACACGCCGCCCGTGACTGTGCGCCCGTATCAAAGCGACGTTTTGATCATCGGCGGCGTCGAATATTTTCGAAACAAGGCCGGCCGGTGTGTTGACGCGCCGTGCTGCGGTTGCTGCACAATTTAAGGGGATCGACATGTTCAGTACTTATTTGCGATTAAATCTGCCCGTGTGGGCCACGCCGCGCGACGTTATCCGCGCCACTTATGGGCGACTCAAACCCAGCGCACGGGCACGGGCACACCGCGCGCCACGTCATGCGATCCTGCGCGACATGCTGGGCCACCACGCGGCCGCGCAAGCTTTGCATGAGAGGGCCACGTCATGACCTACTACAAAAGCAAAGCCGCCGCGCAAGCGCTGGCTGATGAATTGACTATGCAAGACCGCGACGCGTGGCGATACGACGTGCAAGCATGCCCGCGCGGGTTCTATGTTGCTGTGTTTGATGATGATGGCCATTTTTTGGGGGTTTTATGAAAGATTTTTTTGACGCCGTGGGCTTTGCTTTGTGCATCGCCCTGCCCTTTGTGCTTTATTTTTTGGAGATGAAACCATGACAACAAACGAATTAGAACGCGCCGCCTACATGGCGGGCGACACCAAAACCGCCGAGCTGCTGGCCAGAATCGACGCGCTGCAACGCGCGCTGGGGCAGGCCATGGCCGATATGGAAGAGTTGACCGATGAGCGCAACGCGCTGCGCGATGAGCTGCATGATCTGCGGGAGGGCGTGCAATGAATCCAATATTCGCCCAGGCGCTGGCCCCGTGGACGCCACCGCCCACACCCACACCGGCCGAGCTGGTCACGCGCGCGCTGATTCTTGGGCTCACTGCGCCGGACGCTGCGCGGGCTCAGGAATGCGCGGACATGGCCGAGCACTGGGCCCAGGGGCTCACGGAGGCCCAAGTAGAAGCCTGCAAAGTGGAGGCCATGCGCTATGTCTAACCTTGCTGAATTCTGCGCGCTGCCGCGCACCATGTTCGAGCTCGAAGCTGAGGGGTTTACCCGCGACCAAGTCTATGGCGCGGTCAAGCGCGGCGAGCTGGTCAACCAAAACCGAAAAGATGCCTGGGGGAGGGTTAAGC